CATTTAAGGCCATACGCGGCTATACAGAGGACATGATAGGCAGTATAGCCAAAATGGTGCCCGGGCTTGATAAAACAGGTGAAGTGTTACAGAAAATGGCCCAGGAGGATTATTCCGGGGCCAAGGATGCCCTGAATGCACCTACAGGACAGACAATGGACGCACTGGAACGCATGAGCAATAAACTGAAAGATCTTAAGGCGTTTATACAGGAAATCAAAGAGTTATTTGGCGAGTTCGAGAAAGTACCCGATGACAGTTTTCTAGCCAAAAACACGATGACTGATTTTAAAAAAGGATTCAAGATAGGTATAACCGAATCCATGCGGGCACTTAATGACTTTTCTACTATGGGTAATAAGGTGGCCAAAGAACTTTCGTCCAGTATGACCAACACTTTCAAGCAGTCTTTCTTCCATATAATGAAAGGCGAATTTGATAAGCTCGAAGACGTGTTCCAGGGCTTTATGGATTCGATACTGATAGCCATAGCCGATATCATGGCACGTATGGCAGCTATGCAGGCTATCAATAGTATATCCGGTATGTTCGGATATACATACAATGGAGGCAGCGGTGCGTTTGTAAAAAAACATCTCGGCGGTCCTATATACATGCACTCGGGAGGCGAGGTTCCCATAATCGGACAGACCGGGGAATACATGGTTTCGCGCCGTGGTGTTCAGTCTATGGGCGTGGACGCGCTGGATCGTATCAACCGCGGAGAAGGTGCCGGAACGAACGTGACCATATCTCCGACTATTGTCATCCAGGCCTGGGATACCTCGGATATCGTGCGTAATCGCGGCACTATAGAGGCCATAATCAACGATTCCCTGCAGCGTAATGGATCCATAAGGAGCGCGATAAAACGAAATGTCTGATCTAAGCCTTACCCCTGATTACGTATTCGACGAATCGCCGGAATACAAAACCGTGATATCGGAATTTGAAAGCGGCGTAGAGCAGCGCCGGGCCAAGCAAAGCACGCCTGTACGCAGGTGGACATTAAGGTTCATCACCCGGACGCAGGCGGATTACAACACCATAACTTCTTTGTTTGCCACATGCTACGGCGCACTTACGGCGTTTACGTGGACAAATCCCAACGACAGCACGGAATACACGGTGCGTTTCGATTCAGACAAAATAACGTTCCAGCGCATAGCGTACCAGCGTTACAATTTCGAGTTCACCTTGAAAGAGGTCAAGTAATGCGCAGCATAGATTCAACGTTCAAATCTGAAAAAAACTCGTCAGAAAATAAACCTGTATTCCTTTACAAGGTTTATAACTACGACGGTTCCAATAATGACTTGCTCTTCGCCGAATGGGATACTGACATAACCTATGCCGCCGAGACCTATACCAGGTTCCCAATAAAACATGATTTCGTATCCGAGAATATCCAGGGCGAAGTGGACAGCCTAAAAATATACGTTGGCAACGCGTCGAGGGCTATCCAGTATTATCTGGAGAATTACGATCTGCGCGGCAAGAAGGTGCGCATCCGCATGGTGTGGGCTAACCAGCTGGCTGACACTGATGCATACATGGACGAGATATATTACGTTGACAGCTATACTGCCGCGCAGGACGTAGTGGAATTCACGCTGACCAGTAAATTTGATTTACTGAATATCGAGATCCCGAAACGCCGGTATTCCCGGAACTACTGCGGCTGGAATTTCAAGGGAACTGAATGCGCTTACGCGGGAGCCGAAACCGCATGCAATAAAACGTTTGGGAGATGCAGGGAACTTGAAAATCAGGAACGTTTCGGAGGGTTCCCCTCCGTGCCTATGCGCAAGGTGGTTGGTTTCTAATGAACAAATATGTCGGTATACCATTTCAATATCAGGGCACAGGGTCTCCGGGGTACGATTGCTGGACGTTCGTTAAAATGTTTTATAGCAGGGAACTGGGTATCGAACTGCTCGGCGTGGATGATTATTCCCGGAACTGGGCCGGTGAAGGCAAAAACTACATGCTTGAGAATTATCACAAACAATGGGACCAGGTGCCGTGCCCCATGCCTAACGATCTATTGTTGTTTAACAATTCGGCGGGCGTAACCTGCCATTGCGGTATATATCTCGGAGAAAACAAATTTATTCATTGCGCTAAAATAGCGGGGGTTATTATAAGCCGTATCGGAGAATGGAAACAACCGCTTCAGGGAGTTTACAGGTTTAAGACATGATAACGTTAAAATACTTCCCCAGCCTTGTGCATAAATCGAACAGGGTTAAATTCAAGGAACGATATATTCACGGCAAAACACTGCTCGAGTATATTCGCGGTATAGGTTACGAAACCGCAGGAAACAGAATTATCGTTAATGGTAAAGCTGAGAGCAACTATCTCATTTTTATAGACGATAATTCCGAGGTTATTATCACGCCAGATATACGGGATGGTTCCGACAGCAGAACTTCCGGGATAATAATTACCGCTATCGGGTTTCTTACATCGAACCCAGTAATGATAGTCATGGGCATGACTACCATGGCCGCGGCGTCTTTGTCAAAAAAAACCCAGCCTAACTACGGCAACGCTACAGCCGCCGGTACCTTTAATGAAAAATCTCCTACGTACTCCTGGAACGGAGTGCAAACGACGCAGGACGTGGGCCTTCCCTTGCCTATAGTTTACGGCGAACACAAAGTCGGCGGGAATATCATCAACATGTTTATCGACGCTAATAAACAGTACGAAACACTGTACCAGCCGGCAACCTTGGCGTCAGCATCCCACTCAGGATGGGTAAACACATTCACGGTAACGAACAGCTGCTTTGATATAAAATTCCGGTTAACGCTCTACCCGGTACTGTACAATCTCGGCGGGGCCCCGTATCCCATATGGGAGCGGAGAAAGAATAAATACAAAATCGAATACCGCGTATCAGGCGGCGGCGCATATACGGTTTACGGTATCGTTGGCGGCGGAAAGCATATGACAGGAACGGCTCCCACTATCGCGGAGATGGCGGCAGGCGTGCAATATTCAGAGAATAGTTATATTGATGTGGTCATAGACGGACTTGCTTATGCGTCTTACGATATACGCATTACCGCGCTGGACTGGAACGGGAACACGCTGAGTTCTGTCACGTGGGAAGACTATATAGCTAATACGCAGTATTACGGCACGGTCATGGCGAATATCCTTTCCGTGTTGACCACGAAAACCGATGACCGTGTTCTCAATATGCTGCTTGCGCTATGCGAGGGGGAGATCGAAAGCATAGAAGATATAAAGGTGAACGATAACCCGGTCGTAAATCTCCGGGAAGTCGAGATCGTAAGGAGATTCGGGACGAACGGGCAGGACATTATATCTAACTTCGAAGACCTGGAAAACTTGTATTCGATAGAAGTCGAGCTGGTTAAAGATACGCCGTATGTTTATACTACCGCCGACAGCGATGTTGAGGGGTTCGAGATCATACTCGAAATGCCTAATGGACTATATCAATACGATGCCAACAATAATATACAGAGCTGGTCCGTAACTTACTCCGTAGAATACAAGATACACACGGATCCGTCTTACACGTCGCTGGGTTCTTACACCATTAACGACACGACGCGCACGCAGGGCACAAAGATATTCCGCAAGGTGGGGCTTACCGCGGGACAATACGATATACGTGTAACAAAAAGTTCCGACGAATCTGATACCACGCATGTCGGTGACCTTACATTATCACAGGTGAACGAGATCAAGACCGATGACCTGGTATACCCTAACACGGCGCTGTTGGGCATCAAAGTGCTGGCCACGGAACAGCTTAGCGGCGGCATCCCCTCAGTATCGTGCGTAGTCAAGGGGCGCAAGGTAAGCTGCCCCGTGGTTACATATGGCGGTGAGACTCTCGGTTACGGAACATATTACTGGGACCCGGATACGTCTCAGTATAAACGGTATGTGGATGATGCCGTTTGTTCGTGGGATGGCTCTACGTATTCCGATCAATGGAGCGCAAACCCTGTATGGTGCTTAAAAGATTTGCTTATCAACGACAGGTATGGGCTCGGCGATCACATAGATACTTCGCTCATGAATGCCACCGAGTGGCTTGCCATGGCCCGCCATTGCGACGAAGCTGTGTCAGATGGAATGGAAGGGTATCAGCCGCGATACAGGCTGGATATAGTTATAGACGGGCTTGGCAGAGCGCTTGACATCATATCGCAGATCTGCGCCACGTTCCAGGGGTTTGTATCCTATTCCGGCGGCATGATAAAAATAATGATAGACAAAGCCGAAGACCCTGTGCAGGTGTTCGGCATGGGAAATATCGTCAAGGATAGTTTCAGCATGGGGTGGAAATCTATTAAAAGCGTCCCGAACGTGATCGAAGTCCAGTATATGGATAAGAACAAAAACTACACTCAGGAAACTATAGCAGTTATAGACGAAGCCGCTCTTGCTGCAGGCGACCCTGTGAGAAAAGAACAGCTGCAGGTATTTGTGACTGATCCGGAATATGCGATAAGGGCCGGCAGATACGCCCTGCTTACGGGCAAATACATAAACAGAACCGCATCATTTAAAACCGCCATAGACGCAGTGGCATGCCAGGCGGGCGATATCGTGAGCGTTTCGCACGATGTTCCGCAGTGGGGCGTTTCCGGGCGCGTCGTAGCCGGAAGCAGCACAACCAATGTTAAGCTGGACCGGGCCGTGACAATAGTGTCAGGCACATACAAACTGCTGGTTAAATTTGCCGACGATACAATCGAAGAACGCACCGTTACCGATAGCGCCGGAACATACAGTGCGCTAAATGTATCCGTGGCATTTTCCCAGGCTCCGGCGGCTTACGATATTTTCGCATTCGGGGTTAGCGGCGCAGTAGTTAAAGACTTCCGGATAACATCTATAAAAAAACTTAACACAAATGAATGCGAATTGACAGGCACGGAATACAACTCTGATATATACGATGCCGCCGTGCTTGTGCTGCCAACGTCTAAGCAAAGCATGCTCACGCTCGAGATACCGAATGTGGAGAACCTTGAGTTAACAGAGGGTATCACTAAAACGCTGAGCGGGGACATTGAGGATTATATCGATGTATGGTTCACAAAACCGAATGTTACCGGGCAATTTCTCAAAATGTATAACTCGGCAAAAATATATATATCCGATAATGGCGGCGTAACGTGGGCGTACCGAGGCGAAACATCCACTCAGCATTTCCGCATAATCGGCGGACTGAGAGACCTTGTAACGTACCGTGTTTCCGTGGTATCCGCAGACCAGTCCGGTAAACAGGGGAACCTTTCGGCTTCGCCTTACGAAACAATAACGATAGTCGGCAAAACTGCTCCGCCGAATAACGTTTCGGGATTTAGCGTATTCCAGGACGGAGACTATCTTGTGTTTAACTGGTCACCCAACTCCGACATAGATCTTTTCGGGTACGAAATACGAGAGGGCGACGCGTGGGACACTGCCGCTATATTCGCAACTGAAATACAAAACAATGCTTATCGCGTGCCGATCTATAAATTTGGCGAACTGCGGTTCATGATCAAGGCCATAGACACCACCGGAAATATGAGCGATACCGAATCGGTAAGCGTTGTGGAGATCACGTCAGCGAACAAAATCGAAGAATTGCTCAACGGGACAGCGGACCTTGCCGGCGGGTCCCTTGAATCTACTGAGCTTGGCGAAGAAATTCAGGTGGTGGACGATAGCGGAAATAACTACGTGGACGCTTCAGCCAATAATTATATAGTGGACGAGCTGGAAGGTTTTGTGATAGACCACGATGATAATATTCTGCAGCTCAAATACCTGGGGGACAAATACGCAAGCGAGGGCATATATATATCGGACATAATATTATTGCCGGTATTGATAAGGGCAAGGATCAATATAGACATTAATTATAGCGGCAAGGCGGCATACAATATATACATCAAAACCAGCGACGATAACAGCACGTGGACGGACTGGTTTCTGTTTACCAGCGGAGAATATACGTGCGCTTATTTTATGATAAAAGTTGTCCTGACTAATAACGATACGCGGTATATAGCCGAGATATTAAAACTGTCTTACAGTATAGTCATACGTTACATATACGATAACGGCAATGACTTGGAAGTGGTGCAAACCGCCGATATATTGTTTACCAAAACATTCCGCAGTAAAGTTAATTTGCAGGTGATAGCGCAGGGCGCAAAATACGCCAGAGTAACGGCTAAGTCTCTTACGGGATTCAGTGTGGCTGTGCGCCAGGATTCAGACGGAGCGCTCGCTACCGGCGATATCGATTGGATAGCGGAAGGGTACTAATGGAGGATCGTTATGTCTAACGTCAAGCATTCCGAAGCGTCGGGGACTGAACTGCACATACCATTTAGAGTTGGAGCTTTGTCGGCCCGGCCCGCGGCCACAGTCGGGCATTGGTATTTTGCCACAGATGTTCCAGCCCTTTACTATTGCATTACCGCAGGGGTGTGGGAAGTTGGTTTCAATGTGTTTAAACCGGGTTTGTCGTGGGCTGGAAAATCTGCCGCGGAAGCAAACACCTGGTACGATGTATGTTACGGTAACGGCAGATTTGTAGCTGTTGCCGCAGATGGCACTAACAGAGTTATGACGTCCGAGGATGGTATCAACTGGACCGCAAGGTCTGCCTCAGCGGCATACTCGTGGCTGGGCGTGACATACGGCAACGGCATGTTTGTTTCTGTCGGGATAAACGGTGTGGGCACCGGAGTTGTGATGTCATCTCCGGATGGTATAACGTGGACTACCAGAACGCCGGCTGACGCAACGACGAATTGGCAAAAAGTTACATACGGCAACGGCATGTTTGTCGCCGTGGGATCCGGAGGATCGTACGACTGCATGTCTTCCCCCGACGGAATAACGTGGACGCAGCGAACGATGAATAATACCACTGGGTACTGGAATGGAGTCGCGTATATAAACGGACTGTTCGTGGCCGTAGGAAACGACGGATCCAGCGGTAAACTAGAAACATCTCCCGACGGAATAACGTGGACAGCAAGAACAATTTCCGATAACTCGATGTGGACATCGGTAACTTACGGTAACGGGCTATTCGTGGCCGTGGCGTTATCCGGAACAAACTTAGTTATGACGTCTCCTGACGGAGTAACGTGGACGCAGCGAGCCATTACTTCCGGAAGCTGGTATAGGATAACTTACGGAGGAGGCGTATTCGTGGCCATAGGGGGCAGCGGAGCCGTTATGACGTCCGAGGATGGTATCAACTGGACTAACAGAAGTTCCGGCTTATCAGGTTACTGGCGCGGCATTGTTTACGTAGGAGAAAGATTCGTGGCAATATCAGCGGATAGCGCGACTTACCGCGTAATGATATCAGGAAGGTAATCATGGCAAACCATAAACAACCACCCGAAAACATTACCGAGCCGCAGACCATCGACGAAGTTGTCCGGGCCACATACCGAGATGTCAAAGATATCAAGGATGTGCTGTTTGGTAAACGTAGCTTGTGCGACCGCGTGACTATCCTTGAGACGATAACCAAGGTACTTGCTTGGGTCATGGGCATAAGCGTGACGGCCGGCGGGACCGTGGCGGCGTGGATTTTACTATTTAAAGGACAATGATTATTATTCTGCTCATCCTGATATTCATCATTCTGTCACCGATCCGCATAACGATAAAATGGGGAGGTAAAAAACCATGACTAAATTCAGCACTGACCTGTCCTTGAGACTCGCGAAGCTCTGCGAGATCTCCTACATCGACGAAGACATCGCCGGCAAGCTCAAACGCATGGGCTTTGACCTGCTGCAGCGCATAGGCAAGTCCGGAGATCTCAGCGGATTTGTATGCTGTAACAGCAGATACGCGGTGCTCGTATTCCAGGGCACGGATCCCCGGGACTGGCAGACGATAAAGGAAGATCTTAAGTTCTGGAAAACGAAAAAGGATCAGGTTCGGTACGTGCAGGGATTCAGCGACGCCTACGAGGAGCTGTTGCCCGGATTTTCGGAATTCGTCAAGACCTGCGACGTGCCGCTCTACATCACCGGCCATTCCCTGGGCGGGGCAATAGCGCTGATCACGGCCATGCGCGCGAGCCCGGGAACATTCGAGGCCTGCTATACATTCGGCGCGCCCCGGGTGTGCGGTATCTCCGGGGAGAAACTCGATGACAACAAAAGCATCTTCCGCGTTATTAACTCGAGCGACGTCGTGCCGTCGTTGCCTCTGCTGGTCATGGGCAACTGGCCGTTTATCGGCAAGCTCTACTATATCACGGGCGGTTACAAACTGATAAGCGGTTACCGGGCCTACGTCATGCGTGTGTTCGGCCAGGCGTGGCCGATCGCAACCAGGGCGGTGTTCGGCCTTGCGGGGTTTTTAAAGAATCATCCCATCGACAAATATGTTGATGCGTTGAGTATAGTCGCCATGCGCGAGCGTAGAGCGCGCGAGAAAGATAAGGAGGAAAATCATGTGGTATAAATTCATGTTCGCAGTTATGTTCATGCTGTGCGTTGTGCTGGGGCTGTGTCCGTCGGTAATTTATGCGGATGATAATAAGAGCGGATGGTACTATGAGTGGGTCTACTATCCGAGCGAGACCATGGACGCAAATGTCCTGGTGCGCATTACCGACGACATCTCCATCCGTAAAACGTTCAACGAGATGCAGGCCGGCACGGCCATGGGTTTCATCAGCGGAAAAATCAAGGTCATCGGGACGCTGCCCGTACTAAAGATCTTCGCGGCCTCGCTGAATTTCGCGGCTCTCGGGTCCGGACAGGGCGACTTCGATCCTGGGCTTTCGCTGGCATTCGGCCTGCCTCTCGATAAACCCAAGAGCATAAGCCTGTCACCCTGGGTATGTTGGGGAAACGAATCGAGTGCGTGGGACGCAGGTCTCGCGGTTAACTACAAAATACCGGTAACGTGCACGCTCCGGAACTAAAGTCCTGGCATCGCATCTGCCCGCGATGCGGCAACGTCATGACGGTGCAGGAGTTCCGCACCGGCAGGACGTATCGCTGCAGGATACACAGGTGCGGGTACACGATAGATATATACTACACCGGGTACGTGCCTACGATAAAGCCGGCGGAAATCGTGGAGGCCAGGAACGGCGATCGTGTGTAAAAAAGGAAACCATGTTTCCCTTAAAACATTTACACGATAAAATTTATAGGGCGGCTCGGTTGATCAGGATATGGATCAAACAGAGAAAAAGAAAAAGGCGAGGTGTGAGATGAAATTACTTTTACAGCGCAGACGAAAAACCGTTGACGGGATATTCGGCACTCTAACAGCCGGCGGCCTTATATGTGCGTCGTGTGAAAACCTGCAGAAGGCCATTCCGGCAGGGACATACAAAATCGTTTTCGATTATTCGCCGCGGTTTCAGCGCGAGCTCCCTCACATTCTCGTCCCGTCGCGCGACGCAGCGGCCGGCGGCGATGCCGGCATCCGGATACACCCTGCGAACTATCCCCGGCAACTCGATGGCTGTATTGCCCCGGGCGACCGCGAGGACGAGAACGCCGTATGGGACAGCCGCGACACAATGGTCAAGTTGCTGAAAATTATTTCCGGCCGCACCGACCTGGAGATCGAGATCATAGATATCCCCAAAGCCGGCCGCACCGACCTGGAGATCGAGATCATAGATATCCCCAAAGCCGCCTAGCCAGCGGCGCCTCCAGAAGGGGCTGGCCCTGTACCGGCAGGGTCAGCTCCTCTCCCCACTGTTATTATTGTGTTGTTAATATTTAACGACTATGTTTAGATATGTAGAGGTATATAGAGGTATATAGAGATGAGATTCACGTCAATAGATAGCATTATATGCAAAATTCCGACGATAGCCGGATTATACTCTTAAATGCCGAGGGAGGGCAAAAAAGATTTGAAATAATCGACGGAACAGATAACGTGCGTTATTAAATTGTTAGCAGTCCGTCGAGCTTCGTTACCGTGTTCTGCAAATATCCGGGGCGCAGATGAGCGTATATCTGTGTCATCCGCAGGTCTGAGTGCCCCAGTAATTCCTTGACACTGATAATATCTACGCCGCCCATAACGAGATAACTGGCAAACGTGTGCCTCAATGTATGTATTGAAGCGTTTTTTATTTTCAGGCGTTTCATAATTTTGCCGAAGTATCTGCTTGCCACAACCGGCGAGACAGGTTCGGCGTCCGGGTAGGCAATGACATACTCGGATTTAGCTTTCTCTTTTTTTGATACCAGAAAATCATACAGCGTATTATTAATAGGTATGTGCCGCAGCTTATACGTCTTTGTTGCGGGCACAGAGATTATACGCTCGCTCATATTTATGTCGTGCCATGTAAGTTTCAGGATCTCTCCGCGCCGCATGCCGGTATTGATAGCCATAACCACGAATTCACGCCAGACGCCGGATGTTTTATTGAGCAGCAGAGCAAGTTCCTTCTTGTCAAAAAACCTGACCTTACTGGCCTGCATAGGCACTTTCTTAACGTTCTTTACGGGATTGTTGAGCGTATAACCCCACTCCGCAAGCTTTGTACCCATGTTCTTAAGAGTGTTGAGATCTCGGTTGATAGAGCTTGCCATTAAGCCGTTCTCTCTACGGGCCGCCTTAAACCGTTCAAGATTCTCCGCGTTAAATTCTTCAACGATTTCTATGGGGCATATCTGATTATAGCTTTGAATTGTTTTTGTGTCCCGGAGGATACTCTCATGCGCTTTGTTCGCCTGTGAATAGGTCATGTAGCGGTCTACAAACTCTTTCCAGGACACGTCTTTAAGCGGCAGGTTAAGGTGCTTGCGGGCGTTATTCTCGTCGTGCTTGCGCTGATACTCTTTAGCGGTTTCTTTATCTTCTGTTTTCAGGGTACGGCCTACGAGCTTCCTGCTTTGATACTCGTATAGATACCATATCCTGTTGCGCCGGATCAAAAACGACATGGCTAATCCTTCTTTTGATTCTTTATTTCTTTCAGTATGTCATCCCCGGGTGTAAGCGGAGCCCTGAACTGGCGAAGATCCAGCGTCATTCCTATATTGCCTTTGCCGGGATTGACCCCGAGCCTGAGCTTAAGCGGCCCAATAAACGCCACTATGGGCACAGAGTTACTTACCGGCGGGTTTTGCTTCTTTCTTTTTTTGGTCATGCTTTTCACCTTCCTTAACTATTGAATCAAATATTATGTCTGATAAAGGAACAATGTAATTTAAGGTAACGACTCCGTATTCAATATTTGTGTAACTAGACGAAACTTCTTCTCCGTTAAAATATATCCTGCCTTCAAGGCTTCCGCTGTAATAAATTGGTTGCGCCATTATATTTATTACCGGAGACTTCGTATAAAAACTTAAAGCAAGCATACTTCTAGTTAGCCTACCCGACTTAATCATTTTATACATATTATGTGTTTTGGGATCATTCATAATTTCATCAACAAATATTCTCAGAGGTTTATCAAAATCTATAATTTCTATATATGGAGTTTCGGCTTTAAAAGATTGGCTGTTAGACATAATATCAGAAAGAAAGGCCACTGATCTGTGACATTCTATTGATAACCCTATTCCATTATCATATGAGCTTTTTATTTCAATCATAGCCTTGTTATGCGGATCCTTGAAATAATTCTCTTTTTTCGCGTATGCTTTATTTTTGTATGGAGTATAAGTATCGGGCCCCATAAAAGTAGCGCACCCGGAAAACAAAACAAAAAAATACAGCGAAACAAACACATGTCTCATAGCTCCCCCTGTTGTCATTTTCTGCATTTCGATAATTCTTCCCTAATCTGCATGATCTCTTTCTTGATGTCGTCAATTTCATTGTGGTAAAAATTAACGCTCTCGCCAAAGAAATAACCTACGGGCTTATTGGCAACATGCGCAATTTTGTTAATCATGGGTATATCAGGCTGGTGCTTGCCGCCCTCCCAGTTTGCATATGTAACCTTAGCAACGCCCAGTTTCGATGACATTTCGTTCTGGCCGATTCCTAGCTCAGTGCGCGCCAGTTTTAATCTTTTACCAAAAATATTTTCATTTTTAGTTTTAGCCGCAACACCGCGTTGTTTATTTTTAATTTGCCCTGTCATAAGTTTAATCCCCTGACGGAAAAGATAGCTGTCTACGCATTCAGGTAGACTGCCCCCTGGTATGTATTTTTTTCTAATCATAGGAGCAATAAAAAAAAGACTTGACAAAGATATCACCTTGTTATATAATAATATCACAAAGTAATATAAGTGTGTAACAACATGATAGCAATGCCCTGGATAATAAACAAAATAACTAAACAGAAAAATTTCAAAAGCGCGGACATGGCGAAAGCCAAAAAAGCAGACTCGCCTTCCAGGGCATTATGCTGTCCGCGCTTTTATTTTACTCTTTAAATAGGCGGTTGTAAAGGGTTATTGGCCATGAAAAAGTTCTCGCGTTGTCTTTCAATTCACAGGGCAGGGATAGGTCGAGCGAGAACTCTCCATCCTTGCCCTGCCCTATTTATTGAAAGGCGGACACTATGAAATTTCAAACCATTAAAAGCGGTAATGCCTCCAACAAGAACGCGTGAGCAACATTATTGCAGATATTCGTGTCCGATACAATAGTTAATTTTGGACAATAAAGAGGGTGTATGTGCGAACAACTGCTGAATAGCTTGGAAGAAACATTTGAAAGGCTGCCCGGAAGCAAAAGCAAAATGGGGCTCGCGGGCCGGATGGGGTGTTCGGTTGACACTATATATAAGGTACTGCAGGGCAAAAGAAGAAATGATGATCTGATAGATTTCGTGATCGAGCTCGTGAACTATTCCGGAGACCTGGCGCCGCTGCAATACATAGCCGCTAAATGCAATGCCATAGTGATACCCCTTAAACCGCATACCACGAAAGACAAGAATCAAATATTAAGATCTGTAAAAGAAGTATCAGACTATTCCGGTTCCGTGGCAGAAAGCATGATAGACCGCAAACTGAATAAAGAAGAAGCAAAAAAATTACTCAAAGAAGCCAATGAAGCTTTTGAGCAGCTGGGCGCAGCTATTCAACATCTTAATGGAGTCATTAAAAATGGATAAACGATACTACACATCAACGGAAGTGATGGATATGTTCGGTCTTGCCCCGAACAACTACACGTCGTTCGGAAAACTTTGCAGGAAACTAAGGCTTCCGAGAATGAAAATCGGTAAGTCTATCCTGTTCCCCGTCCGGCTGTTTGACCGCCGGCTTGAAGTTATAGAATCGAAAAAGCTTAAGAATTTTAATATTTAGGAGGACGTATGAGCGTATTTCAATTCTTTGTAATCCTTATAGGTATGACCCTAGCGTGCGCGGGAGGTTTTGTCTCCGAGAGTGAAGCGGCCGCAAAGCTTGTTTGTTTTATAGGAATGGTGTCCGGTATCCTGGTGATAGCTCTATGCGCCGTAACTGTTATGATGCGCGTGGCACGGAAAAAATAATGGCGGAAATTATGGTGCAGTACATGGAGAAAATTATCATTGCAATCATCGTTATCACAGTTATAGGATACTTAGTTTCCAAGATAATGTTTGCCGCAGATTTTGCATACGAACAATTACACCAGTCCCCAACTGTAGCCAGCCAGCAAGCTAGGACACGGCTAGATCCCGTGACTGTTAGAAGCAGGCAGCAGGATCCTGAGATACAACAAGATAGCCCGCTGGGGACGTATAAAGGAAGGAAAAAATGAGATCGCTCGAAACTGAGAAAGTGTGCCAACTCTTAAAGGTCGAAAACAGAATGTTTGTATGCCCGAAGTCAAAAGCGCGGTCGGGGCACATAACAACGGCGCCATGCATGATGGACCCGCACGCGGGCGCGTACCTGGCAGTAGATATGTGCGAATTATATAAGAAGGGAGGTAATACAAATGGTACCAGTAGCAACAGCAAAAAGAACAGCAGCCAAACAAAAACAGCCGACGCTCCCGGGGTATAAGCCTACAGCTTTGGAATCTGCATCACGAGACTTGCTTGTGGCCCGGGAAGAT